GAAAGGCTAGACGGTAGAGCCTAACGCAAGCCAACTGCTAGACCAGCCACGTTTTCGCTCCCACCGCCTACGAACGAGAATAGAGCCGCCTTTAACGGGTGGCAAACCCTCAAACGTAAGGGTGGGGCGATCCTTCATGCGGTACAATGCACGAAGGAGGTAAGGAACGTCAGACGGATCGCGGTTAAGAGGCGTCTCGACCCAGGCATGATGCCTAAAATCGAAACCTCTCTGATAATCACGAGCTGTGCTGCCAGGTTGTTCTATAACAGAACAGGCAACAGCGTAGAAACGCTTGATAGAAGCAGGAACTGCTTTATTCAAACGCACTAGTGGGACGATACCACCATCTCCGACTCCATCAGGAATCGGAAGGCGGTAGAGATCGGGGATTCTTTCGAAACACCCGACCCAAGCGTCCCATCCGCCCAAAGCAGCATCTCCAAGTCTGTCAACCCATCTCGCGATGGAATTGGCAAACCAGAGCTGTCGCTCGGCTGAGTCAATCCGATCTTTCACAAAGACCGGAGTTATATCGCTACCACGAAAGTAATGCTTACCGCAACTCTCGTAGAATGGCCCTTCAGAAAATGACTTGTCTACATTTGGCGTAAAGCCAAAATAGGTCAAATTCCTAAGAAGCCATGGCATCGTATACGAAGGACATACTATATCGTCCCCGTAGATTCCGATGACGCGATCCTGTACGAAGGATTCCTCTATGCTAACCAGCGTGATAGCCCAGAAAATAAGGCTCTCAAGCTCGAAAGTATAGCCATTCCCCATCGTACTGAACTTCTCAAAGTTTCCAATTGAGTTGTTCAAGACGTATCTTGGGCTTCTGCACTGCTTTAATGCAGATACCCAGTCGTCGGGTAGCAAGGTGCAAACCACCTCGTAACTAACGGTATCACTGGCCATGCTCAAATCAACAGTCGCAAGACCGTCGAAATAGGCACGACGAGCTAATCGCTGGTTATGTGTTTGATCATCAAGATCAACACCTACACGACGAAGCCGATCACGCAGTAGCCAAGCGATCCCTTTCTGAACATACATGTTCATATCGGGCTCGATGGCGATAGTGCGGTCAGTTTTAGCGTCTTTAGGAACAGTTGTAACCTTACTCCCCGGGACCACACGGAACATATCCTCCTGGCGCAACGGGAAAATCTCGTTGTACCAAAGGGGAATTTGACCGACAGCGGCCACGGCAAGAGGAAGGTTGCACATCGTCGTTTCAGGTTTCCCACGAAACTTATAGTACACGTCGCCTTCACTGTTTCGCAATCTGGTTGTTGCACCAGGACCGAATGCGAAATGCTTGGAGGCGCTGTCCCACGAAAACGGCCCGAGGCATTCACGTATTTTTTCTCTAACCGTCATTATGACGTGATGAGCAGGGTAATCCCTGTACGTGGTGCTGAAGGTCGAATTAGTGGAACGGCATTTGTCCTCGGCTGCTAGAAAAGCAGCAATCGCAACAGCTTTCCTGTCATTCCCATTGCGAAATGGGTACTTTCGGAGAAGGTTGTAAGCGAAATAGTCGACAGGCAAAGTTGGTGACTCAGGATTCATCAATGGGTTCGGTATGGACCCATCGATCAGTTTCGAAAAACTGCCTGATTCAAGAGCACGGACTACGCTGGTGAGCGTTGGTCCTCCTGAAAGACTACGAAGAACACCCAAACACTGGGTTACGGTGTCGAGTGTAACGTCTGGTTTCTTCATTGGCGAGCACCTATAGTTGAAGAGTTATGAGCCACGAGAGTGGACATCAATTATCGGCTGCCCAGAAACTGGGAAAGCCACCTGGTCGATTACTCTAATTGAACCTGGTTACCCAGGTCTAACGAGAGTCTTCAGAGCGTTTTGAAATGCCGTCGTCGCAACAAAATCTTTGATGCGAAGGGCGTCATCCAAACGCTCAGCCGTCGTGCCAGAGACGGGCAGATTGACAACGATCTTAGCTGCTTCGGACCGCAAAACGGTACCGGTGCAGCTGCAAGCGCTGTCATCCGTAGCGACCACCGGGTGGTAGAAGTTCGCTTCGACTCGCCAGGCCGTACCGCCCTTATTAGGGGCGCGGACTGACAAATCGACCGAGCTAAAACCAGTCGGAATACCACCAGACGCGTCCAACCAGGTAATAACACCATTCTGGTCGGAGTTGTAGGCGTACGTGACGGTGTTGAGGGTTAAATCTGCAATTGCCACTTGGTATTCTCCAAATAGTAGCGGTGGACGGTAGTGATAATCGGTTTCAGCAGGATGCTAGAAACCTCTACCGTAAGAGGCCACTTCGCTGCCGCCCCTACCAAACGCTCCGGCAAGGAGCGAAAGGGCGTTAGCAAGGTGGTGAAGACTCACTGGATTCTTAAAGTGAGGTGGAGAAGCAGAGGGAAAGTCATCGAGGAGTTCTCGGTGCATAGTGAAATAGCTGTAGGAAACGCCATCGGCGTTACCGCCAGCTAATTCGATATGGGGACCGAACACTTCGACTTGAGCGATACCATGTTTAGTGATACGCTTAGTCTGAGTGCGATAACCATTTATCCACGTTTTACCACAATCAGCATCGAAAGTGTTAAGCCAGTTTCCAATTGGCATAAACCAGTCGACTATGAAGGAAAACGGGATCTCTTCCCAAACCAGGTCCGCCGGGGTAGCGATACCCAGCGCGGAGAACGGCGCCATATATGAGGTAGAAAGACGATAGTCACCATGAACCAGACAAGTATTACGAGTCCGGAGCGGGATTGACAACGTAGAACTACTACCATATAATCGAAAGAAGCCGCCATCAGAATGAGAACTTTTTCGGAACTCTTTCGAGATCCAATAAAGATCGTTCTGATTAAAATGATCGATAAGACGCATAGCGTCCATCACATCATTCATCCCCGGCACCCATCCATATTGAACTTCAAGCCAAGCTTCAGGAACTTGCGCTCCCAGATGTCGAATGACACCAGGGCGTTTGGTAATAGGTTTGTGAAATTTTCCCTCACGGGACCACTTCACATTCTTTGCATCTCCTTTCAACAGAGATGCCCATTCGCCTTTAAAAGCTTTCTTGAATCCGATCACGGTGTTGACGATGCGCTCAATGTTGCGTGTGACCAACTTAACAGACTGGTCATACTCAATCAAATTCTGCGCGACGCTAACTGACGTGTCATCCTTAACAGCTGAAAGGAATCCAACGTCAACAGATTCTCTAAGATCAAGATCATAATGCTGCGAGTCTGGGTCACCATGGTCGGGCCAATATGGCACGTCCCAATGGTTATACAGATCAGAAGTATAGTCATCCTGATAGTTAAGACGAGAAAAAGGAAGCCCAGTTGAACTACAAGGGTCATGTTGAAATGGCCCGTAGTCGTGGTACTTCAAGCCGATCTCCGGTATACTGGAGTCGCCGCGGAGATGAAACCAATTGGTGGCATCCCGAGGTAAACCGGTATAACGGTTAGGACGGGTGCTTATGCTAGCAGGCCGTTTATGAAGATGCTGACTAAAAAGCGTATCACCATTATAGTGGTACCCGGTATCAAACAACACACAACCAGAGTCGAGGTATTGCCTCTCCCTAACTTGTGTTGCTGTATACCTGTCAACATCGAAATCAATGGCGCTAGTCATAAGAATCCTAGTTAAATAAGCCCAGAGTGGACCTGTCAAAGACCCGTGAGGGGAATATCGTACCCACATGACTTCAGCAACTCGGGGTTCCTAGTGAAGGCCCAAGCAACCGAAGGGTGGATCCGTTTACGTAGAAGCAAAAACCGACAAGCTGCATTGCTCGAAAGTTCCCACAGCTCAGCGATATCGCCATTCCTCTTATCGAGGGCGGCGAAATCGGGGTCCGTGTAAAACTCAAGAGTTTTGAAGTGAACGGCAATGACTTGACGTAAGGAAACCGCCTTTAGAAGCTTGAACTTTTTCATAAGAGAACTCCAAATTGTGAATCAGTGGAAAACGAAACCCTCACAAAACGGGCTAGACAG